ATTAAATACAGAATGAACCAAGATGTTATATCTATTCAACAAGATATACTTTTTAGATTATTTACTAATCAAATAACTAAAAGTGAAGCAACTACTGAATTAAACGCTAGAATTAAAGGTGTTGAAATATTACAAGAAACAAAACAAGTAAGAGATAATAAAAAATCTTTAAGTGATAGTATTATTAAAGCTAGATCATCAAAAGTATATAGTAGTAAGTCTGTAGGTATGTCTACATTTGATTTTGATGAAACACTAATAATTGATGGTAAAAACTTTGTAACAGCTACTAAAGATGGTCAAACAATACAAATACCTTCTGATAAATGGCCTATAGACGGCCCAAGATATAGTGAAGAAGGTTGGAGTTTTGACTTTTCAGATTTTGTAAACGTAAGAGGTGGTAAAGAAGGACCATTATTACAAAAAATGAAAAACCAAATTAAAAAATACGGTAACAAAAACGTGTTTGTACTAACAGCTCGTATGCAAGAAGCTGCTGAACCAATACATCAGTGGCTAAAAAGCAAAGGTATAGATATACCTATTGAAAATATAACAGGTTTAGGTAAAAGCGAAGGTGATGCTAAAGCTCAATGGTTTGTAGAAAAATATGCTGAAGGTTATAATGATATGTATTTTGTAGACGATGCTTTGCCTAACGTTGAAGCTGTTAAAAATGTTTTTGATCAACTAGATATAAAAGGTAAATCAGTACAAGCTAGAATAAAATCTAGTAAAGGAATTAGTATTGATTTTAATAAAATGTTAGAGCGTACTAAAGGAGTTGGTGCTGAAAAAATATTCTCAAGAATAGGTGCTCAAAAACGTGGTAAAAATATAGGTAAGTTTGCTTTTTTTGTACCACCTTCTGCTGATGATTTTGCTGGATTATTAAGATATTTTGCAGGTAAAGGTAAACAAGGTGATGCTGATATAGCTTTTTTCAAAAAAGCTTTAATAGATCCTTTTGCTAGAGCTGATGAAGAAATGAAACGTATGCGTCAAACTATAACTGATGATTATAAAGCGTTACGTAAAAAGTTTCCTAAAATTAAGAAGAAGTTAGGTAAAATGATTGGTGATAGTGGTTTTACTTTTGACAACGCTATAAGAGTTTATTTATGGGATAAAGCAGGTTTTGATATACCAGGTTTATCTAAACGTGATATTAAACTAATGGTTAATACAGTTAATAAAGATGCAGATCTTAAAACTTTTGCTGATACTGTAGGTTTAATATCTAAACAAAAAGATGGATATATACAACCAGGTGAATACTGGAACGTTGAAAGTATAGCTTCTGATTTAATGAACGTAGTAAATAAAGTTGGTAGAAAACAATTTTTAGCTGAGTGGATAGAAAATAAAAATGAAATATTTTCTAAAGATAATTTAAACAAAATAGAAGCTATTTATGGTTCTAGATTTAGAGAAGCTTTAGAAAATATGCTTTGGCGTATGGAAAACGGTACTAATAGACCTAAAGGTATGGGCCGTTTAGAAAGAGCTTGGACAAACTGGGTTAACAATTCTGTTGGTGCTATCATGTTCTTTAATATGAGATCTGCTGTACTGCAGACAATATCTAGTGTTAACTTTATTAATTTTGAAGACAATAATGTATTTGCTGCTGCTAAAGCTTTTGCTAATCAAAAACAATATTGGAAAGACTTTACTTTCTTGTTTAATTCAAACTTTTTAAAACAAAGAAGAGCAGGTTTACAGTTAAATGTAAACGAAGCAGAGCTTGCTAGCGCTGTAGCAGGTGCTACTAATAAAGCTAAAGCTGCTATAGCTTATTTATTAAAAATAGGTTTTTTACCTACACAAATTGCAGATAGCTTTGCTATTGCATCAGGTGGCGCCACGTTTTATAGAAACAGAGTTAATAAGTATATTAAAGAAGGTATGAATAAAGCTGACGCTGAAAAACAAGCTATGCTAGACTTTATGGAGATAGCTGAAGAAACACAGCAGTCTGCTAGACCCGATCGTATATCACAACAACAAGCTAGTGGTTTAGGTCGTTTAATATTAGCTTTTGCTAACACGCCTATGCAGTATAATCGTTTAATTAAAAAAGCTGCAGGTGATTTAATAAACAAACGTGGTGACTGGAGAAGTAACGTGTCAAGAATAATATATTACGGAGCTATACAAAGTTTTATATTCTCTGCTTTACAATCAGCTTTATTTGCGTTAGCATTTGATGACGAAGAAGATGATGAGCAGTTAAGTCAAAAAGCAGAAAGAACTTTAAACAGTATGGTTGATTCATTATTAAGAGGTTCTGGTTTAGCTGGTGCTGTAGTGGCTGCTGTTAAAAATGGAATATTAGAGCTTAGAGAACAAAATGAAAGAGGTTTTAGAGCTGATTACGGTTATGTTTTAGTAGAATTACTTAATGTTTCTCCACCTATAGGCTCTAAAGCTCGTAAGGTTTACAAAGGAGGTTTCCAAACATACAAGTTTAACAAAGAAGTTATGGGTGAAATGAATACGTTTGACTTAGACAACCCTGTTTGGGATATTACAGGTAATCTTGTATCTGCCGCGACTAACTTACCACTTGATAGAGGTTTTAGAAAAATAGATAATATTTCTGCAGCTTTAAATCAAGATAACGAAACATGGCAACGTATTGCTGTAGCGCTTGGTTGGGATCAGTGGAGTTTAGGTATTGAAACTAAGTATGAAAAAAGAGATAAATTAAAGGAAGAAATAAGAGAAAAGAAAAAAGAAGAGAAAAAGAAAAATAAACAACGTTGTACTAAAATTAAATCAGATGGAGAAAGGTGTAAAATTATGGTTAACAAACCTAAAACAAGATGTCATTATCATGATTAGATTATTTATTATATTATTGGTTATTTTAACCTCATGCGCAACACCAAAAGATTGTTGCTCACAAACATTTAAAAAAGCATTTAAATTTTCTACGTTTTACGTAGCGGCAAACGGTGGTACATCTTTAGCTGATAGAGATGTATATTCTACAAATCAAGGTGTATTAAGTTACGATACTGTATTTACTCCGTATGATTACTCTTTAACAATGGGTATACGTAAGATAAAACGTTTTCAATACGAAGGTAGTACACCATTTAAAGATGGTACAGAGTCTGCTTACGGCGATGCTGCTACAATTGGTTTATCACCATTTGAATATTTGTTTGAAGTAGATTATAAAAGACAAGAAGGTGTAGAGTACTTTGATCAGCAACACTTTGTAAGATACGTTAGAGATAAATGGCTTACTAAAGTAGAGTATGTTAAAGATGGTTTTGCAGATATAGAATATTACGAAGCTACACAACGTTTTAGATTACGCGGTAAAAAGAAGTTATCATTTAACTTTGGTGGAGTAACAAGACTTGCAGAGCCTTACGGCTTTGATCCACTAGCTGACTGGAAATTAGAAAATGATTATATACATTATACGCAGTTAGCGATACAAGAAGGTTACAGTATAGATGTGTTTGAAAACGAATATAAAAATCCAGCTGGTGATGTAGTTGCTACCAGTAGCGCTGTTTGGGAAGAAGTTGTTATACCTCAAGTGCTAGAAGATTATGTAAACAAAAAACGTAACGAATTAGCTAATCAGTTTCAATACTCAATAGTTTTAGGTTTTGATTACTATCACTACAAAAAAGACTTTTGGTTACACTCATGGGGTAATTTTATGCCATACCATTATGATAATGGAGGAGAATATTCTTATCATAATTTTATAGGTGGACAGTGGTATGATTATTCTGGTGGTTTAATACTTGGATATAAGCTTAATAAGCACTTAGGTTTGTTTATTGAAGGTAAGTATAACAAGTACTGGAATCGTGAGTGGTACGACTTTAAGTGCGGAGTGAATTATGTAATATTCTAAGATATGGCTTTTAAACTTACAAATCCACCGTTTAAAAAACTTGACAAGAGTAAAATGGCTTGTAATAAGCCTCGTCGTTCACCTAAACCTCAAAAGAAAAAAGTTGTTAAAGCTTGTGAAGGTGGACAAGAAAAAATAATACACTATGGTCATACTAGTTATGGTCATAATTATTCAGCTGCTGCTAGAAAAAGTTTTAGAGCTAGACACGGCTGTGATAAAAAGAAAAGTAAACTTACTGCATCGTATTGGGCTTGTAAAGATTTATGGGCAGGTAAAGGTGGATCAACAAAATCTAATCCTAAAGGAGTTAGAGGTAAATATTAAAAATTATGGCTTTTAAAATGAAATACAAAAACCTTGAAGAGGTTGTAAAACAGTTAAAAGGTGCTGTTAAAGCACATGCTAAACAGGCTGAAATAGTAGAAGATCATATTAATGAAATGGAAGAAGAATCTCCTAACAAACTTAAGTTAACAGCTTCTTGTAAAGCAGCTGCTAGAAGAAAGTTTGACGTGTATCCTAGCGCTTACGCTAATGCTTGGGCTTCAAAAACTCAAAAAAAAGGTAAGTGCTAATGGCATACGTACAAAAAAATAATCCTTTTCCAGTTACTGGTTGTGGTAGACGTAGAACGTTTATGACAACAGACAATCCTGTACCTGTTTTTAAAGATGTAGATAAATCTAAAGGAATAAAAGTAGATAAATCTAAAGGAATAAAAGTAAAACCAGTTAAAGCTAAAGGTGGTGGTACTAAAAAAGTATGTTTACCTAAAGCAAAAATAGCTAGCATGAGTAAGGCTGAAAGACAAAAAGTTATAAACGCTAAAAAAACAGCTGCTGCTAAAGGAGATTATAAAAGATCTAGTAAAAGTAATGTTAAAGGTACAAAAAGTAAAAACTTAAAAGATTGGTTTGCTCAAGACTGGAGACAGGTTGGTGATCCTTCTAAAAAATGTGGTGAAGCATAAAATTATGGCAAAAGAATTAAACGAAAACACTAGCTTTAAAGTTAGTATACAGACACTAATAGCTATAGGTTTTGGTATGGCTACAATTATAGGTATGTGGTTTGCGTTGCAAGCAGATATATCTGAAGCTAAAGAACTTCCTAAACCTGATGTTACTCGTATGGAATTTGATATGAAAGATCAAAACGTACGACAAACTATTATGACTACACAAGAAGATGTTAAAGAAATAAAAGAAGACATCAGACGTATAGAAGATAAAATTGACCAGCTAAGATAATGAAAGTGTGTATAGCAAAATATTTGTACGCGCTAATTATGATATTAGTGTTTACAGCAGCCACAGCTTTTAGTCAAGTAAAAGTAGTACACTTTAATGCAGGTTGGAACTCAGCTAATGATGTTGAGTGGTTTAATAAACTATCTGATGCTAATAAAAAGAATTTAAGTATTGATGATGGTGATATACAAACTAAATATTCTATTGCTATTGTACCTACTATAATTGTGTTTGATGATGGTGAAGAAGTAAAACGTTATCAAGCAGATCTTAGTTTTAAAATGGTTGCTACTAGAGAAGAGATACAAGAATACATAGATGAACTTATAATAAGTAAATTTTAATGAAGAAATTATTTACATTTTTATTTTTATTTAACATTGCTTTTGCACAATGCCCTCCAGGTACTTGGAGTTTAAATGTTACAATAAATCCTGATCAATACCCAGAAGAAACTTCTTGGTATATAATGACTTTCTTTGGTGATACACTAATGCAAGGTGGTCCTTATACAGGTATTATAGATTACGAACCACAATATGCTGCAGCTTGCGCACCTATTGATAGTTTTTATATTGTTGTACAAGATCAATACGGAGATGGTGTTGCAGGTAGTTTATGGGGTGGTAATGATGGTTCTTTATATATAGAGCAGTGTGGTGATACAATATGGAGTTTACCCGTAGCAGACTTTGGTTATCAAATATTTGATACAATATATACATCAGGTTGTCCTCCGCCCCCGCCAGTGTTTGGTTGTATGGACCCTAGCTATGTAGAGTTTGACATAGCAGCTACATTAGACACAGGTATGTGTTTTACACCAAAAATTTACGGTTGTACAGACTCGTTAGCATACAATTACTTAGACTCAGCTAATACAG